TATTTAATACTTTAAGCTTAATTATTCAGCACCAGGTAGATACCGATAAGTTAGCTAAGAATATCTGCAAAGATAAAGATTACTTAGTTACTATTGTTACACCCAAAAAAATTACAAAAGCATTGGATTTTCATGAGTGGTCGTTAGAGAGAGTGTCTAATATTGTTAGCGGTATAAGTAATAAAATGATTCAAATTATCTGTATGGTTCTGCTTGAAACTGCTTGCAGACCAAGTGAGGCCAGAGCCTTAGATAGAAAAAGCTTATTGTTTAAAGGCAATATACCAATGATTAGATTTGATAAAGCGGTCAAAGCTAAAAAGAAACTTGGCGATACTAAGACAGTTAATGGTAATAGAACTTTAGTTATTTCTACTGCACTTAAAGATGTTTTGATAGATTATGTCAATTCTTTGCCTAGCAAACAATCTATATTGTTTCTTAATAGCAAAGGTAAATATATATGTATTGAAGCTATTATTAGCCACTTAGAGAGGGTGTTAGCTAAAAATAAGGTGCAACTACCCATAGATAGAAAGTCGTACTTCTTTCGCCATTTCACAGCTACTTACTGGGCATATACCGGCAAGTACACTAACGCTATAGATTTGGCAAAAGCACTAGGGGATAAGGATATTAACTTTGTCCAGGACACTTACATCAAACCATATCAAAGCAATGGTGATGAAGTGCAGAACATTGATTATCAAAACAAACACTACAATTGGAAATAAGGAGAGAGATATGGATATAATAGCAAAAGCAGTAGCAGAAGCGTTAGCTAAAAAAGGAATAGATGTACAACAAGGTTATAACAAGTTAGCCGAAAACACTAATCTAATAAAGCCGACTGTAAAACTGACAGGCAAGATAGTTAATAAGGGTATTAAACATATAGATCACACAATAGAGGTGGCAACAACTAAAAAGGAGTCTTAATGCCAAAATCTATACAACAGTATGAGTTAGATATTGCTTTTCTAACTGATGAGATAAAAATAACTAAAAAATTAGTTGAGCATATTATAATTTTAATAAACTCAAATACACAGAAAGAGGCAATTGCAAAATTAGAAAATCATGTAAAAGCTAAAGCTGAGTCTAATAAATTGCAAATTGAACAATGCAAAGAAAAGATTAATGAACTTAGTAGAAAAAATGCTGAACGAAAAATCTTAAAGCAAACTCCACATATACATTGTTCAACTAATACACTTGTAAATGCTCCACCAAAATTTATGCCAATAAATAGGTTAGCTGCTAAACAAGTAATTAAACCTTATAAAAAAAATTAATTATTTATACCAATACTTATCGTAGTTCTCATTGTTATAGAGAACTACATCCCATTCAATTTTTCGTTTAACACTTTTTTTAGCAAACTCTATAGCATCCTTTTCAAATGCAAACAGTACATTGCTAAAGCTAGTAAATTTATCTTTAGGTTTCCAAATTACAAAATACATAAAAAAAAGGGGGAGATCTCTCTCCCCCTCAATCACACAACAAATAAATATAAGAGTTTCTTTTACAAAGCTCTTATAGTTTTCACATTTAATGACACTTACTTTTTTCTGTTATCCCATACTCTTTTAAAGAGGGAGCTATTGGGTTATTATTTGGAGAAGTGTCTTGCCCTAATAATTCTTCTAAATTTATATCTTCTAAAAAATAAGTTATTGGTTTTTGAAAAAATGCTGCAATCATTAGCAGTCTTGGTAAGCTACAACTATTGCCACCTTTCTCATATTTTTGAATCTGTTGAAATGTTACACCGCAAAACTTTGCTAACCTTGATTGAGTAACAAGCATTTTAACTGGTTTATAAGTACCTTTAAACTCACCATCTACTATTTCTTTAACCGATCTATAATAATTTTCTCTACAATATTTTATTTTATTACCAACAGCTTTTGCAATCGTTACTTCAAAATCTGTTTTAGATTTACTCAATGCCATCTTTCTCTCCTTAATTTGTGCAGACTCCTAGCCTATAGTTTTTTACAACTTTTAAGTACATCAGTTATTAAGGCGAATACATGAACTTGGCATCTTCATTTTCTACCAAGCATATCTGCCTAAAAGTCTTAACATATTTTTTGAACGCTACGCTTGAATGAACACACTGTCTTGGTTTGCCAGACTTAGCCGGTTTCATAATTTCAGCATGATACTTTTCAAGTTTTTGGTAACGTCTTGTAAGACTATTACTTTTCCTTAAAGCCATCCTCTTTAGACTCCTCATCTTTGTTTAATTTAATCCTAGATTTATCAAACTTAATATCTAGGACAGTAACCCTAGCATCATTGCTAGGAGTATTTGATTTTGCAGCTATTTCTGCATTGTCAAATTCTTCATCAACTTTGAAGTTAGCTTCAAAAAAACTTTCTTTTGTTACTTTGCTCATTTTCTGAACTCCATTGTTGAATAACTTTTATTAACTTTAAGTGTGGGTATTAATTTTAATTGTTTTTTAGATAAGGCAATATTTCTATGAGCCTGGTTGCTTTTACTAATTAGATTTAATTTACGAAACTCTGCAATTAAAGCACCAGCTCTTGCTCTAGTAAAATGAAATTTTTCACTTATCTCTTTGTAGGTTGGAGCATAGTCATAAGTTTCAATGAAGTGCTTTATAAAATCAAGAACATCTTTTTTTATTTGGCTTAGGTAAATATGACCATTGCCATTGCCATTTCCATTTTTAAGTATCATTTAATTTCCTCAAATAAATTTGTTACGTTGGTTTTAGTATTTCGTAAATCATTGCCATCGCTTGCTAGACTTTTTAAATAGTTAATTAACTTTTGGTTAAACCAATTAGATTTTTCTAAATCCATAATTGCCTTTTCTAGTGTTTGCCCTCCTTTAGCACCAAACCTAGATAAGTATTTCATTGCTGATCCTCTCAAAAAGCCGATGTTTTCTTCTGGAGTCATTTGACTCATAATGGCATCGCAAGTTTGTATTCCTTTTTGATAGTGAGGAGGGTTTTTACTTTCCATGTTAATCTTTCTTTATTGGGTCGTTTAATTTAATTGATATGTCAGGTTGAGTAGCCTTTTCTGGATCAGTACCTTTTTCAGTATTAAGCCAAGCCGAAGCTGACTTAGTAGTTCCATTAATAGTTACGTTGCCTGTGTAATGTGGATATTTTTTACCAGGATCATCATTATCTCTTGGTTGTCTTTTCCATAATGCACCTGAATTATCGTATTTACTATCTGCCATTTGTTCCTCTTGATTGTATTTGTGATTTTAGTTTGTTGTATTCTGTATCAACCCTTAGCTGTTCAATAGGGTCAGCTGCTATTAAAAGTAAATCATCTTTGTATTTATCTTTAATAGGAGTTAAATTTTTTTCAAAATAAAGTTGTGACTTAGAATGTTTTGCAACAGTTTGCATTTGACTAATCCAATCATCAGCTAACTGAGTAATATTTTTTGAAACTTTTTTTGATGGTTTGTTTTCTTCTTTTGGTTCAGTAATAGTTTCATCATTTCTATAAAATTGATCCATTTCTTCTTTAGAAGCAATCTCATCGCCCATAAACCCAAGAAAAGCTAACCCTCTACCAATAGCTACAGTTTGTGTTTTTTCAAAATCTTTTTCTTTATTGTGCATTTGCTTAGACTCACCAACTGCTAAACAATTATTATCTATAAAAATTTCAGCTATAAATTTGTGAGAGCCATTAGATAGCTCAACACTTTTAGTAAGTATTTGAAGTCTTTCACCAAAAAATTCTCTACAAAATTTTAATCGGTAAGCAACACCAAGATAATCTCTATTACCTTTAACTTTTTCATAATCTGTTTTTTTAATACTTGCTTTAAATTGAGCTATAGCTTCCTGTAAATTTTTCATTTTCTCTCCCTTAGTTTGTCTAATTCTTTTTGTAAGTTGCCATTTAATTGTTTGTGATCTTGTTCTATTTCCTTGACATCTTTTAGCTCCTTGCCAAGTCTTTCAATTTCGTTTTCTTGTTTTAGCAACAAGGCATTTTTATCTACTAGCTTTTGTATTAGCTGATCTTTTGGCAATGAATCGTAGTGTGCAATCAGTTGTTTAAAGTTCATAATAACCTCTAAATCTTTTAATAATTTCTGGATCTAAACCTTTCCACCAGAAGCCATCTTTTCTAATTTCTGATAAGTCAGGTTTGCAAAGTTTTGCTAGAACTTTAGGGTCGCCATTAGCTAATTCTAATTTTGTTTCCCAACACTTTTGGTAAAGAACTAATTCTTCATAATAATATTGTAAGCTATCAGGTCTAAGTTCTACACAGTTGCTAGGTGTAAAAACAACTCTATCGCTATCACTTGCATAAGTCAGGCAAGGTTTAAGTTTTGGTAGTTCCTTACTGTACAAGGCAAGCTGCATACAATCTGAATGGTATGGAACTTTTGGGCATTTTTTTTTGGAATAACTAAAACCTTTTTTAGTTTTAGTTAGTGTGCCAAATACATTTTTAATATCAAAAAATTCTGTTTGGCCAACCAAATCTACATACATTAAAAAATATGTATTAATGCCATCTGCCCAATGTGTGTATTCTAATTCATCTTGCCAGGTTTGTTTGCCTACTTCATCAATGTTAGCTAAATGGTTATTAACTAAATCTTCCATGTTATCTATGATGTGACCAAATTTTAAATCATCTTTTTCATCAATACTTTTGTAATTAGTTATTCTATCTTGCACAGACTCTAGTGCTTGTTGGTAAGATAAATTTTTACATAAAATTCTTTGAATTATTTCATGTGCAATCGTACCGCCAGTAAAAGAACAATTACTTGGTAAGTTAGCTTTTTCTTTTGGGGTAAGTACAATGTAATTTCTGAATCTTATATCGTCAGGAATTGTGTTTTGGCTTTTACTAGTATGTGCCAAGTTAAATTTTTTGTAACAATCGCCTAATATTTTTGGGTGATTCGTCATATAAATAACTTATAATGTTATTATATGATAATTGCAACAGTATTATAAATTATCTATAACACCCATTGATTGTTGTTAGGAAAGGTTGCTGCCATAAACTTTGAAGCTGCATCAACTTGAATATTTTGAGCCATAACAGATATAGTTTGGTCAGTAATTGTAGATTTATCAACCACATCATAATTACCATTATTTAAAGGTATTAAAAATCCAGCAAATAATTTTTTAGTTTTCTTTTCTCTTATAATTGACATGGAATATAAAGATTCAGTTTCAATAATTTTTAATGGTTTAAAATAACGAACTGATCCTCTGGTTGAGCCTAATCTTAACACTATAAAATTATAGCCTTTCCATTTTTCTACAACTTTTAATTTTTTTTGTTCTTTTTTAGACCATACTCTTATTTGACCATTTACTTGTAATTCACCAACACCATTAATAGTACAATCTGGAGTTATAAAATAAGTATTAGATATAATTGGTTCATCAATTTTACCTCTAGCGTTAAAATATTTAGATAAAAGTGTTGAAAATTCTAACAAACCAAAATTACTAGGGTCTTTATCTTTTTTATTTACAAGCCTAGACCATTTAACTTTCCAATTGTTAAATTCTCTAACATTCTTACCAAGTGTATCTCTTAAAACTTGATCTCTTGATACGTTGTGAATTTTTAACAATTCTTCCAATTTTTCTTTTTGAAACATGTCTAATGTAGTCTTAATTATATCTATAACCATAACACCTCCTATTATTATTGTCTATTATCATGTTGTTATAGATATATTATAACAAATAATAATTGCAACATAATATAATTTTATTTATAACAAAGCTTAGTTATGATTCTGAAAGAGATTAAATATCGTAATTTTAAGGTAAAAATAGTTAAATTAGCTAGGAAAGACGCTAAAAAAGACAATATCTGGGGTTACTACGATACAGACAAATCAATCATAGCTATCCAGGAAGATATTAAAAATATCACCTTGCTAGACACCTTACTGCATGAAATTGCACACATGATAGCTCACAAGTCAGAGATTCGTTTAAAAAATCTTGGTGAGGAGGGTGTAGCAAGTTTTATAGGCTCAGAGTTTTCTAAAATTTTTTTACAAAATCCTAAATTAATAACTTTTATAAAAAGTTGTACTGCCAAATGAAAGCCTTTTTGTTTTTAGTTTTACTTACACAACAAGGATTACATTACGAAAAAATACACATTGAAAATTACACAGATTGTGATTCTGCTTATGAAAGCAAAGCAACATGGTATGACAACCCAAAGTTTGAAGATGGCAATGGTCAGCTTTGGGGTTTTTATATTTACAACAATAAACAGATAGTAGCTTCGTACTGCAAAGACCAGGAGGGTAACTGGTTGCTATGATAGATAAAAACAGAAGTAAAGCTTTAACAGTTATAAGTTTAGGTGCTGGTGTGCAAAGTTCAACAATGGCATTAATGTCTGCTGTTGGAGAATTTCCTAAAGTTGATGCCTGTGTTTTTGCTGATACAATGTATGAAAATTCGTCATCTTACAAATACTTAAAATATTTAGAATCAATTTTACCTTTTCCTATTTACAAAGTTTCAAAAGGCAACATCAAAGAAGATATGTTGGCAGCAAGAGGAACTACTGATTTTGTTGTAGCACCTTTTTATACTCAAGAAACAATTTCTGGCAAAAAAGGAATGATACGCAGACAATGTACAAGTAGCTATAAAATTTTGCCAATACAACAAAAAATAAGAGAACTTTGTGGTGTAGGTTATGGAAAACATTTTCCAAAAGATAAATATGTTGAACAATGGATAGGTATTTCAAAAGACGAAATAACTAGAATGAAACCCTCTTGGTATAAATATATTTTAAATCGTCATCCCTTAATTGAAGCAAATATGTCTAGGCAAGATTGTATTAATTGGATGGATAAAAATAATTTTTTAATACCTGAAAAGTCAGCTTGTATTTGTTGTCCATTTCATGATGACAAATATTGGAAAAATTTAAAAATAAAATATCCAGATGAATTTGCAGATGCAGTAGCACTAGATAAAGAAATTAGAACAATAAGCAAAGATAAAAATATTAAAAATTACACTCATAGGTCATGCAAACCTTTAGATGAAGTAGATTTTGATCCAAATAAAGATCAATTAGATATGTTTGAAAATGAGTGTGATGGAGTCTGTATGATATGATAGAAGTTAAATTAGATTTATACGATATTATGGCAGCTTCACAAACTGGGTTGCTAAGAGTATTTGAGTCATTAAGACTAAAACAAGATTGGGGTCATAACTATAAAGGCACAGTTAATGACCAGATAGCAAAATCAATTAGTGGTGCTTGTGCAGAGCTTGCAGTTTGCAGATATTTAGATACACAATTTAATTTTCATGTAAATCATGGCTCTAACCCTGACATAATATTTCATGACATACATTTACAAGTTAGATCGCAGTTACCTAAAAAACATAATAGTTTAATTATTAGACCAAAAGGCAGTAAGCCAAACGAAATCTACATTTTAGTAATTGATAAAGCACCTATTTTTGAAATTCATGGCTTTGTTAATAGTACCCATGTTTTAGGTACTGACAGATTTTTAACTGACTTTGGCATTGCTGACCGACCAAAAGTTCACTCATTAGGATTAGAAAAATTAACACCAATTAAATTTTTAAAAGATGGAGCATGGAATTAGATATGTATGGTGATCCGGCAAAGAAGTGTTGCATGAAAGATTGTGATACACCAGCTGTGCTTACAGAAAACAATAAGCATTATTGCCCAGATCATTATTCATCTGAAATATTACAAATACCATTAGAGGAAATAGGTAAAGGTGGTGAGGATGATTAGTTTCTTACAAGGTGATGTATTTGATAACATAAAAAAATTAGAGGATAACTCTGTTGATTGCGTTGTTACTTCACCTCCTTATTGGGGTTTAAGAGATTATGGAACTGCATCTTATGAGGGTGGTGATCCTAATTGCAAACATACCATTACAGATGGAGTAGTAGATAATAAAAATAATAAATTAATTGAAAAACCAGATAGAGCATCAGATAAAAAAAACTGTGTTAAATGTGGTGCTAAAAGAATTGATAAACAATTAGGTTTAGAGCCAACTTACCAAGAACATATTCAAAATATTGTAGAACTTTTTAGAGCTATGAAACCTAAGCTAAAAGACTCAGCTACAATATGGTTAAATTATGGTGATAGCTATGCTGCAACTGTTAATGGCACAAAAGTTAAGGATATGAAAAAAAATCTACAAAAAAATAGAATAGAAAATAAAGGTAAAACAAATGGTGTTTATGATGATAGAGCATTTATAGATAAACCATTTTCTACTATTCAAGGATCTTTAAAACCTAAAGACTTAGTAATGATACCCAATAGAATTGCAATTGCTTTACAAGATGATGGTTGGTGGATCAGATCAGAGATTATTTGGCACAAACCCAATCCAATGCCTGAGAGTACAAAAGATAGACCAACTTCAGCACATGAAAAAATATGGTTAATCACTAAATCTAGAAAATATTATTATGATGCAGATGCAATAAGAGAGCCAGTTGCACAAGGAACAATAACAAGACTATCAGAAAAAAATCTTAAAAATCAAAAAGGCAGCACTAGAGGTAATGGTGGAATGAAGTCAAATGGAAATATGAAAGCTGTAGGTAATATGGAAACTAAAAATAAAAGAAATGTTTGGACAGTTACTACTAAACCTTGCAAGGAAGCTCATTTTGCAACTTTTCCTAAAGATTTGATTGAGCCATGTATTAAAGCTGGTTGTCCAGAGGGTGGTGTGGTCTTAGACCCTTTTGGTGGATCAGGTACTACTGGAATTGTTGCAAAGCAATTTAATCGTACTGCCATTTTAATAGAATTAAATCCTGAGTACATAGAAATAGCTAAAAAGAGAATTGATAAAGAACTGGGTATGTTTAGATGAAATATTTCGAAAAATTTGACAAAGATTTAATTAACAACAGAAACTTGAATAGCCATGAAAAGCTAATCTATGTCATTTGTAAATCCTTTGAGTTTGCACCTAATGGTTGCCGAATATCGCACAAATACTTGATGCTAAGAACTGGTATTAAAACCAGGAGAACACTTACTAAGTGCCTTGACCGACTACAGTTGTTTGGGATGCTTGCTAGAAAACAAATTAACAATGGCACAAACCATTATGTTTTTGAGAAAAAATTAATGCAAGATTATATACAACACAATCTAAATAAGCGAAGAAAAATTACTTTAGCTAAGAATAAACAACAAAAGAACTATGCCATGAATAATCCAAAAGTTATTCACATAGTTAATAACAGGAAGTAATTGGGTGTATCAAAAACTTCATTTGGGTGTATCAAAAACATATCTTAATATAGAACTATATACTCATATCTATAGGGTTAGTAATGACTAAGTATGTAGATCCTAAGATAATTCAGAAACAATTAAATAAAATAGTTAAAAATACTAATTATTTTTATTCTAAAGCTAAAGAATCTAGAATTAAGAACAGAAAACAACATGATCTTAATAAAGAAATAAAAAATAAACAAAAATCACTCAGTAAAGATAGATTCAACCAATACATAGAGGATATTTATAAACAATGATCACAGCTAGATTAACTACAGATGAATTAGATAGATTTTTAAGTATTGCAGCATTTGTAGATAGAATATCACCAGGTGTAAAGAAACCAGTATGTACTACTAACTTTCAAATGTTAGATGTAGCTCCAGATAAAAATACTTACAAGGATTCGGCAACCTCTACTGCTAGACTCAAGATAGTTCCAACATCAAAACAATTATCAATCTATGAATTCGTACTTCTCTTGTTGATTGATATTAAAAAGGATCACAGAGAACTGATGTATCTAAGACATTTTCCTTACAGATCCTTTAGGCAGCTTAAAAGATTTTATATTGGTGATAGCCATGAAAAGATTAGATACCAATATCACAGAGCATTGGTTGATGCTTGTGTACAAGCTAATAAGAACTTAACAAAATATTTGTAAAGTATTTGACAAGTTATCAAATAAGTAAGAAAAAAAAATTATACTTGAAATAAGTGTTTTTTATAAAACCTTTTTTTTTAGTTTGAATCATATTGTGGGGTGGTCAGTCCTTTCTTTCTTTCTCTCTCTCTTAGGTTACACCCCACTATGATTATTAATGTTCGATAGGCTTAAAGTCTTTTAATTTAAGCTTTTTTAACTCTTTCCTATTGTTTAATGCTGATTTGAACTTATCCTTGTTCTTGTAGTATTTAAGAATAGGAACTCTAAACATAACAATTGGAGTAGTTAGTATTTTATTTTTATTAAACATATTTCTCTCCTTTGATTCGTTAGAATCAGTTGATAACACTATTAAACACTATCGCTAACAGTATTACAACCAGAAATAGATTAATAAAATGGCCAATAAAACTAAATACAACAAGACTTTGATCAAAGAAATACTATCTGAGCTTGCTGTTGGAAAATCCATACGAAGTTGTCTGACACCAATTAATAAAGCTAAAGATAGACCATGTTGGGAAACCTTTAGATCCTGGATGAGAAAAGATCCTGAGCTTAGGCAGCAATACGAAGATGCTAAAACAGATGGTATTGAATATTTATTATCTGATGCACAAGATTTACTTAACGAAAGTATTGAGAACAGTAAGTTTAAAGAAAAGACAGATTTAGGACAAAC